CACCAGCTAGTTCTTGGATGGTAAAGTTATTTAGACAACCAATGTCTCTGGTAACAGGTTGCATCTGAAAGTCTGCGACAGTGTTACCTACAAGTCTAAAGATGCGTTCTTCACAGAAAATATACAGTTCATCACGAAACGGAAACAATCCAGTGATTGTGCTGTCTACCCGTATGGCACCTGCGCCATTGGCTGTGTTAAAGTCATTGTCAGTAAAAGGTGCTGTAAATACAATTTCTTCTTTATTAGCACTATGCCCTGCAAAGAACATAGCATTTTTATAACCTACAACAAACTTTGGATTAGATGGTGCGCCTGTTGCATTAATATCTGTTACAGTTGTGCCATCATACTTCGTTGCATGGTTTGCACCATCAGCCCAGATAATGTGGTCAGTACCAGCTAGGTTATATCTAAAGAACGTGTACCTGTTTGCATTAGTACGTCCTGTGTCAATCTCTGTCCAGCTACCTGATGTACCAGCCTCAAATACTTTTTCTCCACGTGCAGCAATTACTTTATTATTGCCGGGAAAGAAAGCAGACATAAGCACTGCTTCAGATGAACTAGCTGTCTGAGGAACAATGTTGCTGTTCCATTTGATGTAGCCATTGATACGGCGATAGCCACCACGTACATCAGGTTCAAAGTTTTCTAGTTCAAGTGCCATGCCGGGTTGCATCTTAAAGGTTGGCTGGTCAAGAACTAACCCACCTTCACAAGCAAACACATAAGGACTGAGGCCAGATTCATCTGCCATTTAAACCTCTAAAATCCACCCGCGCCAGCACCGTACCTTTGTGAGTATGGAATATACGTAGACCTGATGTAGTCGGCACGATTAAGCAAGATTGTCTGCATCTGCTTGATGCCTTCTTCAAAACGTGCAAAGTTAATGCCATACTGCTGTGCCTCTCCACGATACTGATAAGCGTATGCAGTTGCACCATCTACAATTACCTGTCGGTACTGTTCAGGTACAGTTGGTGCATCTGTTGCTGCCGACAATGGAGTAGGCTTTTTATAATATTCGTACTTTAATTCGTAGGCTTTATCAGGATATGGGTACAAGCCGTAGTTATTATCTGGTGTGCGGAATACGTAGATAGGAACTGCACCTACATCAGATGTAGTTTCTTGGTCAATATATTTTTGTGTATATTCTTTGTAGTCTAAAATACGTAGTGTAATCCCTGATACACCCAGAGTATCATCTTTACTAATTCTAAATGTGTCATAGTCTATTGACTGTGTATCCGTTGGAATAGTATAACGTGTTTGACCAGCTACCAATGTCTGAGTTTCAGTAGCGTGTGTAAAAGGCCAGCCAAACTCACGTTGATTAATATAGTTAATAGCATCGTTGACAGCGTTTTGACATTGTACCTGAAAACCCCTAGCTGTAGCAAAATTAGCTGCAGTAAGAGATACCTCGTTCATACGAGCAAGTACTTCATTAGTAATGTCTAGGTAAGTATATGCCATCGTGCATCCTTATAAAGAAAGAAAGTAAAGGGGCAAGTTGCCCTGCCCCAATACTGTGTCAGTTAGATAACGTCACGTGCTACTTCTTGTGCAGTCAAGTCACCTTCGTCATTGCAGTCCATGAGGACAGCCCAGACGCGAAACTTGCCTGAAGTCACTGCGCCACCTGAAAGGGTAGCGATAGTCACGTCAATGTTATCGTCAGCAACAGCCATCACTGGCTGGTAAGCTGCAGGGTTTTGCGACAGTACGCCAGCGGCTGACGTAGCATCAAAACCATCGACAAATACATCAGCATCTACCATACCAACGTCTACAGTAAATGTAGAACCGTCAGAAGCAGTATCAACTTCAATACCTGCGTTCATTACCATTACACCTTTAGGAACGGCAATGACAGGAACGACATCAGATGCTGCAAGAGCAGAACCTTTGTCTGACAAAGCTGTTGCCCAGTTCAGAGTAGTCTGAACCATGTAAGGGTTGCGGCCACGCTGCGAGTTACCACGTGCGGCTTGGAGAGTGTTATCACCTAGTGCCATAATCTATTCTCCTTATACCAAGCAGTACTTGGCGTTGACAAGAGCCTCTGGACGGAGAATCTTGCGGCCATACAGATGCATACCACGGACGATATCTGCAAAGCTGTCCGGGTCGCGGTAGGTTTCAGTCTTGTTGATTTGGTCAGCAGTAGCAACGGCTGATGAATGACCAGCAACAATCACACCAAAGTTATTGGCATTGGTTCCACCTGTAGTAGATGGACCTGTACCAACTTTAGGCAGGTTGTTAGAAACATGGACTTTAAAGCCATGCAGGTTATTCAGAATCAAACCATTCTGCAGACCAGAACCACCAAAGTCTGAATCAAACAGACGTGAGTCTTCGTCTTTCAGAAGTTCAACGAACACTGGGTCAATGACCAACCAACGGCCCTGAGAGTCCACGTTTTGCAGGTCGAGTTGACGACCCATACGTGCAATCACAGTCAGTGGGTTAGTAGTACCAGCAGCAGTTGGAACAGCTTCTGATGCGCGAGGCTTCAGACCGACACAGTTAGCAGCATTACCCGCATTGAAGTCGGATGCATTCAGCTTCATGCTTGACAGCAGTTCGTCAGAACCAGCAGTTGAAACAGCCTTCGTACCGTTAACAGTAGTGTTAACAGTGTCCGGTGTGCCACTGATTGCAGACTGCTTGAAACCTGACAAGTAGCCAAGAACATCTTGATCAAACTGGTCAGCAAGACGGTATGCAGCACGGTTGCTTGAGAGAGACTCAAAGTTTACGTGCGAATGTGCTTCTTCAATGTCGTCAACTTTAAATGCAAAGTAGTTTGCTTTGTCAACGGTCAGTGTGAAGTCTTCATCGTCAAGGTCTTGTGGAGTAATGGTAGTACCACGCTCGTAAGCCTTAACAGTGATTTCGGGTTCCTTGATGATTTTAACTGAATCACCAAAGTTTGCGATTTCACCAAAGTAGTCGTTATTCGTAATCGCGTCACAAACAGCGGCCTTGCGGAATGCAAGCTGCACCTGTTTGGAGTAAATTACTGGGCTAAAATTGCCATTCGGCAAGTTGTTATAACCCGGCGCTCTTGGGAAAGCCATAATCCATCTCCTATTGTTTTGGATTTTTCACAGATGCAAACAGTACAATTCTTTGCAGAGGCTGTATAACGTAGGGTGTACCTTGTAAGTCAGTGGCCGCCGACATACTTAGTAGGCCATGTTATTCAGGTAATCTTGAAGATTTTTGTCGTTTGCGGATTGTTAGGTAAGCAAGGAGCGACCCTGCTTACACTACACTTGACTATAGTTATACTTATTAATAACTACTTGTCAACTCTTTTTTATCGTGCAGAACCAGATAAATCGTAGATAAACTTACCACTACGGATTGCATCCATAATCTCATCAGCATGTTTCTCGTATTCATGTGCTGACATTTTATCTACATCTGACTCTTTCAGATACGTGGAAGCCTCATCAGTTTGTGGCTTACTTCTTTTATCTTTCGGCGCAACTGCCTCTGCTGCACCCTTATCATTCTTGCTCTTAGACTTTTTGCCAATGCCTCTATCTGCTTTGTAGAGGTCAATTGCTCGTGCTGCTGACCGTGCGTCATTATCATTTTCGTACAGTGCGTCCTGTACCCACTTAGGTTGTTCTTCGGCCCACTCGTGGAAGTCATCGCTGTCACGAATCTCGCCGAAATCTGGATGCATCTGCATCAGAGATGCTTCTGCTTTTTCTTTAGTTGCAGTATTCTGCATCTCATCAATTGCTTTGATTCGTTCTTCTAGTGCAGTTGCTTGCTCACTAGCTTTCTTCATTGCAATTGTTTCAACGATAGCTGCTACGTCTGGGTATTCTTTTGCCCACTCTTCAATGTCCTCATCAGACTTGGGCAGTTTCATTTCTTTCTTTGTAGCATCTGAAAGCTGACGCTTTAGTTCTGCAAGTTCAGACTTAAACTCTTCTGCTTGTTTCTGTTGATGTCGGCGTAGGTCAGAGTAACGCTTTTTAAATGTTTTCTCTTCTGCGCTAGTAGGTTCAGCTTCTTGCTCTGGTGCTTCTTCTTCACCATCACGTTCTTTCATTAGCTGTTCTAGTTCTTCCTCATCGCGCTTAACTCGTTCTTCTTGCGTGTAAGGTTTATTAACAAATGCCGCCTTTGGCGTAGTCTTCATTTCTTCTGCCATGATTGTATCGTTCATGTCATTCTCCTTGTTGGGGCCACCGTAGCCACACTGTTGGGTGTGGGGAGTGAGTAGCCAACATATTGTGGATTATTTTTTAGAAGCTAATCCACCACGCTTCATCTTCTTTTTAGCTTTGGGTTTAGGTTTGGATGCTAGACCACCTTGTTTAAAAGGTGAGTATCCCCCAGAGCCTGCATCACCAGAAGGGTCTTTTCCTTTACTGCTACCTACACTCGTACCTCTAGGACTACTTCCACCAAACCTATCTCCTCTATCTTCTGATTTTGGCTGTTTTTCTGGAGATGGTCTACTAACACCAGAAAAATCTTGTCTACCACCATCTTTACCCGATCCACCCGGTGTTGGAGAACTTTTTAAACTTGCTTCAAGTGCAGCACCTTTTTTAGATACATCATAAGATTCACCTTTAATAGAGGAGTCTTTGTCATCCCCTCTAATAATAGCAGCAGCGTTTACTCTTTCCTCTTCTCTTTTTGCTGCAGCAGCAGCACGTTGAGCCTCACGTGTTTTAGCATCTAAACGTAATTTATCCATTAAACTAGAAGTTATTTCTGAATTTGCTCCATGCTCTTTAATACTCTGTTTAATAGCATTATATTCTTGACCAGTTACATTAAACTTACCGTCTTTATTTTGAAGATTGACAGAAATACCATCTACTAAATTTGCAGGTATCATACCGCCTGATAACAAACTCCCAAGTAAACTACGCCCCTGAGTTAAAGGGTTTATACCTTCAAATGAAACACCATATATAGTTTTATCAATTCCTAGTCGTCCACCACCCGGACCAAACTCTTCCTCTTCTTCTCTTTGTCTTTGTTCTTGCCGTTCATCTTTGCTGGAATCTTGAATAACAGAAGTTGTTCCGACCTGCGTAGGTGTAACAGTTGTTTCTTCTACCTTTGGTGCAGTAGGATCATAAGGCTTATACCCTTCTGTTATTTTTGCTTTCTCTGCCTCATTGAGAGGTTCACCCGTAGCTTTATTATATATAACGTCAATAATGTTTCCTTCATCATTAATAAACTGA